ACGACAGCCTCCATGTCGAACTTGAAAAAGAGCCGTCGCGGTACGCCTATGTTGCGAACCCGCCGTCCACGGAAATTAACGACAGACTTCCTGATTTTGAGACAGCAACAGAGGCGGCGGAATAATGGCGGGCGCAGTCAACAAGGCAATTCTGGTCGGTAATCTTGGAGCCGATCCCGAGGTGCGCCGCACACAGGACGGCAAGCCCATCGTCAACCTGCGTCTCGCCACATCGGAATCGTGGCGCGACAAGAACACCGGCGAGCGCAAGGAAAAGACCGAGTGGCATCGCGTCGTGATCTTCAACGAGGGGCTTTGCAAGGTTGCGGAACAATATCTCCGCAAGGGCGCGAAGGTCTACATCGAAGGAGCTATCCAGACCCGCAAATGGACGGATCAGGCTGGCGTCGAAAAATATAGCACCGAGGTCGTGTTGAACGGTTACGGCGGCACTCTAACGATGCTGGATAAGCCCAATCGGGACGATCAACCGAGCGACAGTGGATCGGATCGCAACTCCTATGCCGACGCTACGGGCAAAAGCGCCCGCGGTGCCGACATGGACGATGATATTCCTTTCTGAGGTCAATATGGCAAGGGCACTCGTCACCATACATGGACCGATTGACCGCGAGCGCGCGGCGCGCTGGGTAATGCAAGCCCCAGCGGGCACGCGTGTTGAGTTCAAGGCGTCGAAGCGCTCCGCAGATCAAAATTCCAAAATGTGGGCGACCCTGACCGACATCGCCACGCAAGTTGCTTGGCATGGCGTCAAACTTTCCCCCGACGACTGGAAACTGATCTTCCTCGATGCGCTCAAACGTGAACTGCGGCTAGTCCCGAATCTTGAGGGTAACGGCTTCGTTAATCTAGGCCGGTCGTCATCGGATCTGACCAAGGGCGAGATGAGCGATTTAATCGAGCTTATCCATATGTTCGGCGCGAAACACGGCGTCACATTCCACGATCCAGAAGCGAGGGCCGCATGAGCTTCGTTGGTTTCAAGCGCCCGCGCATCAAGAACAATACCCACCTGGATTTCATCCGGTCGCTGCCGTGCGTCTGTTGCGGCAACCCGATTGAAACCGAAGCGGCGCACATCCGATCCAGCGAATTATTCTACGGCAAGCGAGATACCGGGGGAGGCGAGAAGCCATCCGATATCTGGACGCTTCCACTTTGCGGCGACCATCACAAAGAGCAGCACAAGGTCAACGAGATCGAGTTCTGGAAATCCTACGGGATAGAACCCTTCATCCTCGCGTTAAGCCTGTACGCCTGTTCTGGCGACATCATGACGGCTGAGAGTGTGATCGCGCGGCAGTCGGGGCGCTCGCGATGATGGAGCCCATCACAGTCGTTATCCCCGGCGAGCCGCAAGGCAAAGCCCGCGCCCGTTTCGGCAAGTCCGGCGTCTACACCCCGGCAAAGACTGTCGCTTACGAGGACGCAATCGGAATGCTCGCCAAAGCCTCTATGCGGGGCAAGGAGCAGCTATCCGGCCCGCTGCATGTGGACATGCGGGCAGTCGTCAAAATCCCCCGTAGCTGGTCCGTGCGCAAGCAGCAAGCCGCTCTGCTCGGGGAGATCAGGCCAACGTCAAAGCCGGACATCGACAACATCCTGAAAGCCATAGCCGATGGCATGAACGGCATTGTTTATCGCGACGACGCGGCGATTGTTTCCGCGAACGTCAGCAAGGTTTACGGCCACCAGTGTTTCGTGGCCGTCACGATCAAGTGTGTACCTCACCGCGTACCTGAAACTACACAAATCGGGGCATCAAATGTCGGAAGCGCAGATAGGGGATAACGCGAAGGCTCAACTCAAGTCGATCATTGATCGGGTCGAAACCATCGACGCTGAGATTAAGGGCCTGTGCTCAGATCGCAGCGATATCTACAAGGAGGCTGCTGGTAACGGATTTGATGTGCCCGCCTTGAAGGCCATTGTCCGCGCCCGGCGTGAGGACAAAGAGAAGCGCCAAGCCCGCGAGGCTATGGTTGATCTCTACAACGTGTCCTTGGGGTTTGAGTAATGGCCGACGACGGCTTTTACGAAACCCGGGAATGGCTGGATTTGAGATATCGCGTCCTGCAAAAGCAGGGCGGTTCGTGCCAGTTGTGCGGATGCCGCGCCAGCACGGACAATCCAATCCAGGTCGATCATATCAAACCGCGCTCTCGCCATCCTGAATTGGCGCTAGCGGAATCGAATATGCAGGTGCTTTGCAAGCGCTGCAATCACGGCAAGTCGAACAAGGATTCGACTGACTGGCGCTGGAAAGCCTCGCAAGAGCTTTCCAAGGGGATCAATCGTCGCACTCAGATCCTTACCAGCGCTTCGCCCACGCAGAAAGCCAAACTCGAACAACTCGGGTGGCTGCGGCAGAACGACGTTGATCTTCAAATCCGCCGCGAGGCTGAGAAGCAATACAAAACTCTTTGGCAAGAGATTGAAGCCGATTGGCTCGCAAAGGGGCAGCCAGAATCATGATCATGTTCAAGGTCAAGAATTTCGAGCGTTTCCAGCACTACAAGGACCGCGCCCCGCCATGGATCAAACTCTACAATGAGTTGCTGGACGATTACGAATTCGGTTCATTGCCGGATGCTACCAAGATGCACCTTATTGCTATCTGGTTGCTAGCAAGTCGCTCCGAAAACAAAATACCCTTCGACCCAAAGTGGGTTGGCAGGCGTATCAACGCCAACGATGCTGTCAATTTGCAGCTATTGGTTGATCGTGGATTTATCCTTTTAGATCAACCGCTACAGACTACGGAGCATGTTGCTAGCAATCCGATAGCGGAGCGCTTGTCCAGAGAGAGAGTAGAGGGAGAGACAGAGGAGAGCAGAGAAGAACTCTCGCCGGTCGCCAAGACGACGCGGCAGGTGGATGCGAAGTTCGAGGAGTTTTGGAAGGAACGACCACGCCGCGATGGCGACGATCCGCGAAAGCCTGCGGAGAAAAAATTCAAAGCACTGGTGAAAACCGGCGTTGACCCAGATGTGATTATTTCCGGTGCCAAGCTTGCTGCCGCAGCCGCAAGAGAACGCGGCAATTACGGAACCAAGTTCGTCCCGCAAACCGTGAAATGGCTGAACGATCAGCGTTTCATCGACTACGCCGCCGCCGCGTTCACTGAGGCGGACGAAACCAAAATCGATTGGGACAACCAGGTATCTCGCTACAAGCGCGGCTTCCAATGGTCCGGCAAGTGGTTTGGCCCTGAGCCCGGCATGGCTGGTTGCCGCGTGCCGGTCGATATCCTTGCCAAGCACGGCTACCTGAACGAACCGCAAGACGTTCCACCCATCCACATCAACTCAATGCAATGACCGGAGAGAATGCGATGACGAGAGATGAGGCGATTTCGATTATCAAGAACGTACTGTATCGGTCTGTTGCGGCTGAAATGAGAACAAGACTTCGCGACGATATAGTGGACTCGACTATGGATCGAATGGCTATAGACGAGGCTGATGGCCTCGTCGCCCTCGGCATCCTCAAGCTGGATGAGCCAAAGACATTCAATCAAAAGCTTTGCGACGGCATGAAGGCAAGTCTGGGTGTTTGGCTAAATGCTGGGGAGATCGAGCGCGTCCAGGAATCGTTTGACGCTGCCGGCCTTCGGATCGTGGAGAAGTGAGATGACGGTCGAGAACTGCGACAGCTGCGCATTTGGGGTCGCTTACGATGGATACAACTTGGCTTGTCACCGCCATGCGCCAACAGCTCCGGTTCAATCGGTCGGATGTCGCGGGACAACGGAAATCTTTCGGCCCGCAACGCATTGGCCGAGAGTCCGCAAGGATGATTTCTGCGGCGACTTCGAACTGAAGGGCTGAGTGTGACCGGCATCCACTGGCAACGCGAGTTGATCCGATACAAACGAGGGGCAATACAAATCATGGTTGGACGGCCAAGAAAGATCGGAAAGCGCAAGCCCAGCGGGCGATTGGCTCAAACTTACGTAAATCCGAAAGCGCAGGTAGCGGCGCAGCCTCATCGCCGCTCGGTGCCTATTAAATTCCGCGAATTGAGCGAAGCGGAATCCGAATTTGGGCGCCTGATGCTCCGTGGCGGCATCACGCCAGCGCAGAAGGAAGCTGGCGAGGCATATGCTCGGCTTGCGGCGGCGCTACGTGCGGTTTACGACGCGGCGAGTCCCAACCCACGGGCAATAAATTTAACGAACTCAGGCGGCTCTAATGGCCGGGAAATGACATCGGAGTATGCGGAGCAAATCAAGTTGAAGCATCGCCGCGCGTTTGAGGCTTGCGGCGAAGCTGGCAACAAAGCTCCGCGGGCGGTCAAGGAGCACGTCATCCTCGACAAGCCGGTTGCGGATTTCGAATCGTTGAAGGTGTTGAAAAGTGGCCTAGACAAGCTGGTTGTGTTTTTCGGTATTGACAAAGCCCTGCAAATCAGTTGCCGTGCGAAATAGACGATGAAGAATAGCGCCTCGCCCTCAAGCGGGGCGTTTTGCGTTTCGGGAGCGCTCCATGGGCGAAGTCGTTCAACTCCGCGACTACCAGCGCAAAGACGAACCGAAATCCGAGAGCGACGGCGAAGTGATCTACTGCTCGCCGCCGATCAAGGATACCGCGCCGAGTGAGTACAGCGCGCCGGATGATGGGGATTGCGCGTGACGATCCAAATCCCCCTCAGTCAATCAGGTCCGGCCGATCAATTCGCCGCAGCCGTTCAAGCCCACATCGAAGCCTGCACGGCACAAATGCTTGGCCCGCCCGGTGTACCAGCACCCCATGCCAGCGAATGGATCGAGTACGTCGTGACGCGCCAGCCTCAACCGGGAAATCCCGCCACGCGCGGCCCGGACAGGTTTGTTGCGCTGCCGTATGTCATCATCGACGACACGCCAAAGACGCCTGAACAAGAGCAGGCGATCAGTGTTTTGCGAGAGACGATTGGCTAGGACCTCGCGAGCATCAAATGGCTAAAGCACCGACTGAACCGTTCTACGTCTATCGCATCTTGGGCGAGATGGGCGAAACCGTCTATATCGGCAAAGGGTCTGGGCGAAGGCTGTATAATCAGAAGCGCAGATTTATGAGCGACGGTGAAGTGATGGAGCGGTACTCGACTGATAAGCGTGCGTTTCGCCGCGAGCGGGAGTTAATCGCAGAATTTAATCCGCCATTGAACAAATCGCCGGGTGGAAACGGCGCAACGCGCGGCCTAAGTGTGAGTGGCTTACCGCCTTTATATGCCGGTCTCGCTAAGCTCATTCGTCGTTTAAGCGGCCTTGAATCGCCCGTGAGAAACTACCTGACGGGGATGATTAACGATATAGCCAAGAGCCAAGGGCTCGCCAAATTTGCGGCTGGCTTGCGACCGTACGGCATCGAGATTGTAGATGGCTGATCGAGGCCGAAAGCCCGGTTTCAAGATGACGGAGGAACACCGGGTTAAAATCCAAAACAGCAACATCCTCAACGCGCTTATCGAGCATGTCGAAGGAAAGCGTGAAATGTCGCCAACTCAGGTTACGGCTGGCCTCGGGTTGCTTAAAAAGGCGCTCCCAGACCTATCCACGGTGACGATGCAGGGCGACGAGGATAATCCACTGCGCTCTATCCATCGCATCGAGCTTGTCGCCGGGCATGACAACAGCAAGGATTGAGCTTCCTGAAAAGCTGATCCCGATCTTTGTAGGCGAGTCGAGATACCGCATTGCGTATGGCGGGCGAGGATCTGGGAAAACCAGATCGTTCGCCAAGATGGCGGCGGTTCGGGGCTATCAGTTAAGCCAAGAGGGGAAATCAGGCGTCATCGTCTGCGGCCGTGAGTTCATGAACTCACTGGACGAAAGCTCAATGGCTGAGGTCAAGGCGGCGATCATGTCCGAGCCTTGGCTGGCCGGCCACTATGACGTTGGCGAGAAATACATTCGGACGCGGGATGGTCGCATATCGTTTGCGTTCATAGGTCTGCGTCACAACCTGGACAGCATCAAATCCAAGTCGCAGATTCACATCCTCTGGGTTGATGAGGCCGAGCCGGTCAGTGAATCGGCATGGATCAAAACCATTCCAACGGTACGCGAGCATGGTTCGGAAATCTGGGTAACGTGGAACCCGGAGCGCAAGAACAGCGCAACGCATAAACGGTTTCGTGAAGATCCGCCCGAAGGCGCGAAGATCACCGAAATCAACTATTCGGACAATCCGTGGTTTCCCGACGTACTCGAAGCCGAGCGCAAGAACGATCTGAACAAGCGCCCCGATCAATACGCCCATATCTGGGAAGGCGACTTTGTAACGGTCGTGGAGGGTGCTTACTACGCCCGGTCACTGGTTGAGGCGCGGAAAGAAAAACGCATCGGCGCGGTCGCCAAAGATCCCGTGATGCAGTTGCGCGCGTTCTGGGACATCGGCGTTCGGGATGCGACGGCGATCTGGATCGGTCAGTTTGTCGGCAAAGAGATTCGCGTGCTGGATTATTACGAGGCGATCGGCCAGCCCTTGGCGGCGCATCTGACATGGCTGCGGTCGAATGGTTATGACTCGGCGCTCTGTGTTCTGCCGCATGACGGCGCGCAGGCGGACCAGATCACAGCCACTCGCTTTGAGGATCATATTCGCAGCGCTGGCTTTGATGTTCGTACTATCCCTAATCAGGGCAAGGGCGCGGCGCTAAAGCGGGTCGAGTCCGGACGCCGGTTATTCCCGGCGATCTGGTTCAACGAGAAAACGACGCAGCCGGGCCTAGATGCCTTGGGCTGGTATCACGAAAAACGCGACGATGAGCGCAACATTGGCCTTGGCCCCGATCATGACTGGTCGAGCCATGCTGCCGATGCGTTCGGGTTGATGAGCGTGGCTTACGAAGAACCTAAGACGACAGACAAAGCGTGGAAATTCACGCCTCGCAAGGTAGCCTAATGACCGAAATGACCGACGACGCGATTTCACGGGCGGTTAATAGCCTGGTGAGAGACGCCGAGGCGTATCGCCAGCAGGTCTATCCGGATCGCCTTCGCGCGCAGGAATACTGTGACGGCATCATGAACGACACGCCGTCCGACGATGGCCGGTCGCAGGTCGTCTCGCGTGAC